ATCATTATTACTTCGTTTTAAGTAAACTGAAAATGTAACTAATTGAGACGGACTTAAAGACGGAGAAACTTGCAATAAAATACCCGATGTGGCAGTATTTACAATAGTATCTGCGGTCATTGTTCCGTTTGGTGCAGTTGTACTATTTGCAGTTACACTTACGCTGCTCTTTGTCCAAGCGGCATTATCGAACTGCTCACTATATGAAAGCAAATTATAAGGCACTAACTCAACCAACCCCGCACTATTCACACGAGTTGCAGTTGTTGCTCTTGTTACGGACATATCGCCAGAACCGTCTGACGGAATAACGGAATATAATTTGCCCTCCTTATATCCGTTTGGCGTCACGATTAAAGAGGCGGTATCTAATAGGCTCATATTTGAGAAAGGTTTAAAATGGTTAAAGACATACAAAAAGACGATTCCAATACTCCACCCTCTGAGGCTACTCTTAACTCAAGTTCAAAAGGTGCATTAAAGGTTGTAGTAGCGTAATCATACGTTGAATCTGCGGTGTTAATTTGGTCTCCCCACCACGTTGATTCGTATATCTTGCCCCAGCTTATGTTGTTTGACATTTTCTATCTTATTTAAAAATAACTTTAATTTTTCTACGTTGTTCTCCTTTGGTGTGTATGTCCGTTTTTTCATAGTTAACTAAATGAACCAACCGGTGAAGTTATTAGTCGTATCAGGATACATATCTTGATCAACGTTCTGATTATACTCAGGGAATAAATCTTGGTTGAAAGACATATAACTGATGAATCTCTCCGTATAGTGTTGAGCAATCTGACGCTCTTTCTCTAATAAAAAGTCTACTTCGTTTTTCTCTACGTTTTCAGCGTTCTCAGAAGAGTGCTTGTAAACGCCTTTGTTAGCGATTGTGTAAGCTGCGAAAGGTAAATACTCAACCATTGACCAATGTATCAGCATAGGCTTTACATACGTCTCTACAAGGCTCTCATAGTTACCCGTAAGCGTACCTGCAATGATTTCAGATTGAATCTTCTCAAGTAGTTTAGTGCCTAAGTAGTTTTGTATGTGGATGTCTTGAGCAATCTTAATGAATTGAATGAACTTGTCAACATCAACATTTCCGTTTACTGCGGTGTAACGCACCAAATCGTCTCTCGTAATTAGTAGTGCAGTTGCCATTATTGTTTTCCGTAAATAGGGTTAGTAGGTAAAAAGCCATTGAAAGGCATATCAACAGGTCGTGTGGATACAAGTTTATCATTCTTGATAGTGTAGCCGAACTTCTCTGCTTTCGCTCCTGCAATTTGTTTAGCTTTAGGAGAGTTAACATCAATTCCAACACCCTCAAAACTTGCGTAAATCTGCTTATTCCATCTGTGATGGCAGTTACCACCACCTTTGTACTTCCATACGTCATAGTTAGCAGCTCCTTTAGGACCCCAACCATCGTTCACGGGTTGATTACTCATTCTAACGATGTCTTCCTTGCGGTAAATTTTGTTAGCAGTAGTCATTTTCTGACAGAACTGACGAGACTTTGAACTCGTTTCTCCTGCGTAAACATAGCGAGTTATGAACTTAACACCGTCAATAATCTTATCTTGCTCTGATTTAGCGTTAGGATTTGCAGTACCAGTAGTTACAAAGTTGTATACTTTCGATAATAAGGTGCTTTTCGGCTCGTTAGAGAGCATTTCATTTTCTTGGTCATCATTATCATAGTCAACGGGATATTCGTCTATTAGAAGCCAATTCTCGTTAGGTGTTTCTCCGCACTCAAGTAAGGCATCGGCAATCTCGTTATCTAATGGTTCTTGTTTTGATAGCTCAGTTCCCGTCTCTTCGATTACTTGCTCTTCAGTCATAGCATTTTCAAGGTCTACAAATTCAAGCGGTTTAAGAGTCTTAAAGAATAAGTTGAGTGAAATGTTGTTGACTGCAAGAATCTTGTCTAAGGCATCAATTATCTCCTCTTGGAAAGGCTTAATGACCATATTATTGAATAACACAAATGAGTTCTCTAACTCGTCAGCGTTTGAACTGAATCCGTTAGACGAAGCAACTCCAAATAATAGCGGAGAAGTGACGTTGTGTCCGAGCATTATTTTACGCAAACACTCTTCACTTAAGTATGTGTAGTGGTCAGGTGCGTCATTAAGTGGAATATCCTCAACTGTAGTTCGTGTGTCCATATTGTCGTTGAACGCTACGATTACTTTTTGACCTTTAGAACCCGTCAATTTACCAAGAACTTTGCTTGAGATTATTTCTTGTTGCTCTAAAGTAGGTACTCCGTTGTTGAAGTTTACAACCTTAGTTCCTGAGAATCCGTTTTGTACTTCGTTGATTAAATAGTCAGATACTTCTTCCTCTAATAGTGCGTAAGGTACTGCTCCTTGATAGTCAGGATAAGCATAGTACTTCATTCCTACTGAATAAGGCTTAGAGAATAGGATTTCTACCTTTTCTTTACCAAATCCAAAGGCAGGAAAACGCTTAGGTACATACTTCTTAACGTCTGACCAATCATCAGAGTAGTAGTAACCCTCAATTTCTCCGTCTTTATTGCACTTCTCAGCTCTTAAAAGATTCACTGGAATGTGGTAAGCCTTTAAGATTCTATCGTGCTTGTCATTGTAGTGTACTTGAATAGCAAACTGACCAAATAACTTTCGGTCAAAAACAATCTTGCGAAGACACTCTTTAGACATCAAGGTCATCATTTGAGCGTACTCATTCGGCTTTCTGTTTCCGTCAGTAGCTGAAAGCCCTTTTCCGTAGATAAGTCTTGCTATGTTGTTTATAATAGCGTTGTTCGTGGTTGAGTTGGTGTAGCGGTCAATTAAAAACTGGTAGTAATTGTTATCTCCGTTTGCACTATCATAGTTCACCCAAGCATCTCTCTTACTTTCTTGGATTGTAGGAGCGGTGTAGGCAGATAGATTTAGTACGTGTACGTTATTACTCATAAACTATATAAGTGTTAGAGGTTGTATTTGAAGTGTATTGACCTGCGTTAACTGAGAAGTTTACAACGCTTTGGTCTGTACAGAATATGCGGTCTTTGTATACAATTGTGCTACCTTGTTTTAGTACGAGGTCGTAAAAGTGTCCCTCAGTTAAATCAAAAGTAGCAGTAACCGTGTTTACGTAGTCTCCTGATGTTTGGCTTGTGATAGCAACCGTAATGGGAGAGTTCGTTTGGTCATCCGTTAGAATCAATGTATTGAATGAACCTCTCGGAATACACGAAAACGTCTGTGGTTGATTTGATGTAGTAAGTACAATCATACTATTATAACCAATTCACTATGGGTTTGTTTTAAATAAAAAAGGGAGACCGAAGCCTCCCCTTTCACGCTATGAAAACTAAAATTAGTTAGTAACGATTGTAGCACCGTCAAATAATGTAGCTAATTGACTCTCAGTATCGCAATCTAAGAAGTTTGCAGGACTTTGCTCCATTGCAGTAAATGTCAAGTTATATCCGTTAAAATCTCCCATTGCAGTTCCTGAAGATACAGTACCAGCAGTAACGTCACATCCTTGGTCAAGACCTGCTAAGAAATATTGATGAGTTCTTGTCTCAACAACAATTCTTGGGCGACCGTAAGCCAAAAGTTTTACGTTCTTGTGCGTAGCGATATCTTGCTTCTTAAGTTGAACAGTTAATACTTGCTCAAAGAAAGTAGTACCATTGTCTCTTGAAGTTTGGATAGTTTGCTCAAATCCGTTAGCACCTTTCAACTCATATTTGTATAAGTTGATTGCAGTAGCGGGAGTGATTGCAGTAATTACATCAGAGTTTGCACCTGTTCCGTAGGTAACATCTTCCGTGTTCATATCTCCGTAATTAACGAAGTAAATGTTTAAGAGACCAGAAATACTGTCTTTACAAGCCTCTAATCTTCCGTTTGCTATGTCGCAGCTCATTGTTTAAATTTTAAATGTTATAAAAAAGGGAGGAGCGTCAACCCCTCCCTTGTGAATTTAAGTTAAGCTAAGATTAGTTAGCAGAGTTTGTGATACCGTAAGTAACAACGTCAGAAGCAAAACCGTATTTAGCGTCAGCAGTAAATCGCATAACTACACGTACGTTTTGTGAACCGTCAACATCAGCCATATCCAAAACTTTAACTTCGTTCATATCGTTCAAAAGACCTGTTGCGAAGTAAAGGTTAGATTTTTGTGCAAGCAATGCTGTGTTGTTAGCAAGACCGTTAGCCATAAATACACGAACACCATCAAAGTAAACATCACCTAAAGTTTGGTTAGTTCCTTTGTTGTCGTAACCGTTAGCACCTACACCTGAAGCAGCGAAGCCACCCAAAGCACGTACATAAGCACGGTAGATGTTAGAAGAAACGTAAAGTGTAAGGTCTTCTTTTCCGTAAAGAGCAGCAGGACAAGCATCGATGATTTTACCAAGCTCAGTGATTACGTTAGCAGCAGTAACAGTTGTACCAGCAACCTCTTGACCTGATGGTAAAGCAGCGTCAGTAGTCAACTGAGTCATAATACCTGCGAACTGACCTGCAGTTGCGTTAACACCTTGCCAAATTGAAGTTTCCATACCTGCAGCAACTTTCTCAGCAGCGTGTGCGATTAAGAAGTCAGCGAAAGACTTAGGAAGTGTGTCAAATGCAGAGTAACCCATTTGGATAGCATCCCAATCTGAACGGAAGTCAGTTTTACAAAGTTGTAAGTTAACTTGGAAAGACTCAGGTTGAAGAATTTTCTCTGTTAATGTGATTGTAGAAGTAGGGTCGAAGTCACAAGTTGCGTCTTTGATGATAGAATCAGTAGCAACTCTTTTGATAACTTGCTTGTACTTCACGTTAGGCATAACAGTGATTCCGCCTTTGTCAAGTGTTGGTGCAGACAATAAAGCTGCAGCGATGTACTTACCTGCGAATTCACCAGCGTAAGTAGTAGTAATTGAAGTGGTAGTAGCCATTTCTTGTTTTGATTTTAGTTATTAAATATTGTTAAATTTCTCAAGGATTGAATCCATTGTAGAGCGTTGACGGTTCTTAGCCACTTTGAACGCTTCTACTTTAGTTTCGTTTTCAGGGTTGAATGAAATAGGTTTAGGCTCTTCGCTCAATTCAACTGGTGCGACTTCTTCTGCAACTTCAGTTTTTGACAAAGCAATTTGTGCTTTCAACTCTTCGTTTTCTTTTTTAAGAGCTTCGATTTCGCTAAAGAAAGATTCCTTAGTGATAGACTCTACGATTTTTTTAGCTTGTGGCTCAACTGACATTTCTTCTTCAGTAGCTGCTTCGGTTGGTACTTCCGCTTCAGGAGCTTCAGGCATTTCTTGCTCTTCTGCTACTTCTTTAACTTCAGAGATAACACCTTCTTCAACTACAACCAAGATGCGACCATCTTCTAACTCATACTCTCCGATTGGAAGTGCAATACGTTGTTCGTCTTCAGTTAAGATGAATACAGGTTGACCAGCTTCAAATGCTTCTGCTTCAAGCATAGATACGCCATCAGAAAGACGCATAGTTTCCAACTTCACTTCTAAACCTAAAAGTGTGCGGACTTTGTTTAAGATTGTTTTTTCGTTCATTTGTTTAAATTTTAATTCCTTTGTAGGTTTGTTCAGCAGTTTTAATTTCTGATTTAATATCTTCCATTCTTTTTAATGCAGCAAGAAGTTCTTTGTAGAATGGAGCACCAGTTACATCAATACCAAGCTCTTTACCCATATTCAACATTTTTACTTTTAAATCTTGAAGTGCTTTTTCTTTGTTGAATAAGTTGCTGATTTCAGTTTGTGCAGTTTCATAAGTCTTTTTTGCTGCAAATAACTCGTTGTAAAATTTAGTTATTCCCTTATCGGTTTTATCATACGCATCATAAATTTGATTTAATGCGGTATCAACATCATCTTTAATACTTAATTCAACTTCGTGAGAAGCTAATTGAGTTTCCTCTTTGAATAGCTTGTTGTAAACTGATTTCATTGTGTTCATATATGTATAACTTTTAGATTTTACGCTTGTTGTATTTTTATCCGTTTTGACGTACGATAGTTCTCACTCCGTTGTTCTCAGTTGAAGTTGCAGTAGAACCTCCCTCAGTTGCTCCGATGCCTTGTGCTTCTAAACTTCCATCACAACATTTAGTTGAGTACTTTCCGTCTGAACATAGGCAACCTCTTCTTGAACCTGCTCTCGGACTTGCTTTACTTGGTGTTTTAAATTTGCTCATCTTATTTAAGTAATTCTTTAAGTTGGTTAATAACTTCATTTTTGCTCATATCTTGTCTCGGTGAATTTTCTAACTTGTCAGCAAAGTAACCCTCAATAGAGAATCCTTTGACCTTTCCGTCTTTTACGTCTTGCCAAACCTCATCGTTATCTACTTTCATAGAAATCATCCAAGTTCCTTTTGGTAGGTTGAATCCATATAACTTGCTTTTGTCCATCTTTTCGTCTTCGATTAGCCAGCTTTCTACTACACTCATTCCTAGA